TCCCACTACCAGGTGGTCCGACCTATCCTACCACCATTCTACTACTACTTCAACACTCAGAAATACTCATTTACACACCCATTTTAAATTCAGGCTAAAAAAGTTAACCCCTGAATATGGTTCCTGTTATCTTTGATTTAATTTTTTATTTATTATTTAGAGATAATTAATTTTTCTCTCCATTAATCATAAATGAAACTCAATATGAATACTTTATTCGGCCCTCTTGATCAGTCATATTGTAATTATTTCTACTATTTAGAAATATTATTCTTTGGTATTTTTGTTTTTACTATTGGTATAGCATTAAAAACAATGTTCACACAAAAAAAATATGATACTGCTCAGTTATTTTTAGTTATTCTTCAGCCATTGACAATGTATTTTGTTAATAGACTTTATTATTCCATGTGTGTAGGATCCTTAAAAAATTAAAAAAAATGTAAACATTAAAACACCTTACTTAATATATGGTGAATGAAAATATATTTCAAATTAAAAATATTAGATTAACTATCCTAAAATTTTTAATAAAACAAAAATGCATAAACTGCATGGAAAACGAAATTCTATCATATAAAACAAAATACTGCGAATGGTGTGGATATAATATTTACCATAATATTAAATTTTGATACTTACTATTATGCAAATATATTTCAATGGGAAATACAATATGATGCGGTAAGGGGAACACTTAAGATTTTAAAAATATATCTTCATCCATTATTTTACTATCAAATAATTTATAATTAAACAAGTTTATATTACATTTGTTTATACGGTCTTGTCTTTTTTTTTCGATAATGGAATAATTTTTTACGTTTGCATGTAATGCAAGATCTAATAATCCAGAATCGCAAGATATAAATAAAAAGCAAATATTACATAGATAAATAAATTCTTTAATATCTGAAATACAACTAGCATTGGAAGATATGTTAGATTCGACACCCCATAATATCGGTTCATATGTTTTATTATTTATTTTATTAAAATATGATATAGTTGTATGTATGTATGTCTCAATATCTAGGTTATAATTTCTGAACCCATCTACAGTTCTATTTCTAAAAAAAAACAAAATTATATTTTTATTTTTATATTTCTGTTCTAAAAATTTAGTTTTGTATGTAATTGGTTTGGTTATTCTTAACCAACAAAGGCCTTTATGTCCAGCATATGATATACTTTTTTTACGTAAAAAGGTATCCAATTTTAATAGATGAATTAATGTATTACTTGTCTTTAATCTTTCTTTATAAGTAACAATGTCTTGAATATTATCGTCATAATATTTGCAATTATGGAATGCCCTTTTAGAGTGTAAAGGTACTATATCCCACTTATGTATTCTATTACCAAACAGTATTTTTAATATTTCATAATAAGTCTTATAGGTGCAAATACTTAGTTCAATGTCTGGATGTTTATTTAAATAATATTCTAATGCACCTAATATATGCATAAAATATCCTAACTCTCCAAAATATATCACATCCTTAATCATATATTATAGATTTATATGTATTTATCTATAATATAACGCTTAATAATATTTTTGGTATAAATAAATTCCATAATAATAAGAAGAAACACATTTATGGATATTGTTTTTAGCATATTCGGCTAAACCCAACCAATGAAGGATAACCATATCAATTAATATTTTAACATTATAATTTTTAAATATCGACAAATAATTATCCATATTATTATTAATATTGACTATAATATTGTTATCTTCAATAATAAAATAATGATTCTTTCTATTATTTATTTCATCAAATCCACTAAGGGAATATAAAATTTTACCAATGTCATAATAATTAATGCCAAATATAGAAGTCTCTCCAAAATATCCTCTAGGGTCTATTAAAAAATATTCGTTTTTGTTATCTACCAAAATATTGGATAAATGACAATCCCCATGAATAGTGCAATAACTATCAGTAGTTTTGGTTAGAAAAGTAATAATATTATTAGATAATTTACGTATGATTTCATTGTGGGTGGTTTTTATTTCAGTATTATTTACTTTTTTAATAAAAGAACAATAATCTAAAATAGGTGTTATTTTTTTTAACCTGTTCGTAACTTTACTTTTGAATTCAATATTAATATCTCTTATCAGAGTTTCCGATGAAACTATTTTTTTTTGTTTATTATGTAATTTTTCCACGATATCTAAACATTTTTTTAACACAGCAAATTGTTGATACTGGAGAGATTTATTAAATTTTGTTATAACTTGTTCACTATTTTTAATATTTTGCATTAAAAAATAATTTTCTCCAAATTCATGAACATTTACAATATTAGGAAATCCCATATGATATTTATAAAAATTGGATTCCTTTTTTATAATTTTATTACCGTAGTCGCATACACTTTTTTTTAATAACGTATCCTGATCATAATCAGTTATTTCATTAAAATATCTTGTGATATATTTTTGATCATTTTGATTTACAAATAAAATAAGTTTATCCATATCTCCAATATCAACTAAATCTTTAATTTCATGTGTTGTAAAATCACCAAAATTATCTTTATAACAATCACATAAATCCATTTTTGGAGTGAAATTATTTAAGTAAGTAAAATCTGAGAAATAATAAATACCTATTACATTACCATATGGTTTTTTAATTAAAATATTATTGTGTGCTTCATATCTTCCATAATTTTTGTAGGTAAAAATTATGTTTTTAGTATTAAATATTTCTTTAGACAATTTATTTTTAGGATAAATATCACACCAAGTAATTAAAATCTTTTTATGTAAAAATCTTTCATGTGATAATGCTTTATGCAATGTATAACTGTTTTCATAATTATTTACTAACTCAACATTAATTATTTCATATTCAATATCTAGCATATTTAAATAAAATTCAACAAGTGTATTATATTTTTCATTAATAATAATAACAAACTTTTTAGTGTAATTTTTCCAATAACTAACAATATTATTAAGTAAGCAATTATTATTATAAGTAACTAAAAGTTTGGGTATATGTGCTGTTAATGGTAATAATCTAGATCCTTTTCCTGATGCAGAAATAACTAAATAATCTAACACAGGTTTATCGGTCATATAAATATTATTTATATTTTTATAATCATAAATATAACCCATATTAAGTTGTGGTTTGATTTTATCAAAGTAAAAGTAGTTTTCATTATTGACCAACACCGCATTTTTAATTACTCTAGATAAAGCAGTGAAACCCTTATAAGAATCCTCAAATCCTATTATCTGAGATAAATCAATATTAGAGTATTTATTTAAGACTTTTAAATATCCTTCGCTAGATGGCTTTCTATCTTTAACATCATCTCTAGTAACAATATAATGTATTTTTTTTAAAATAGGAAATTTATTTATAATAATATTTAAACCATTTTTTGAGGAATCTGTAACTAAACAAACAGTTTTATTTTTCAATAATAATGTATTTAAAAAATCTTCAAATCCGTCTATTAATGTAACATTGTCAATATTATTATAGTAATGACTTTTTTTTTCATTATATATTTGAGTATATTGTTCTTTATAGTTATGTTCAAAAGAAATATTATGATATATGGAGTGTTTAAGTTTGCAGTATGTTTTATATGTTAATTCTTGATTATTAGATAAATTACAAACCTTTAGTGCATGTTGGTAACTTTTCCAGTGATGTGGTTCTGAGTTTATAATAACACCATCTAAATCAAAAATATATAATTTAAAATCAAAAATATTCATGTTATATGAAGAAATATAAATTTAGTTATTTAAATAGAAAATCATTTATTTAAATAATAAAATGGAAGATTTTGACCATGAATTTTATACATCGTTCTACCCAGATTTAAATAATATGTCTTGTGGCGAGGCACATAGGCATTTTTTAACTTGGGGAAAAATGGAAAAAAGGGTTTGTAATAAAAAAATGTTGATAGATTTCCAACATAAAATTAAACATAAGATTATAGAGGAATATGAAAATTTAGATTTAAATAAAATATCTCTCCGCGAGGAGAAAATAATTAATGTTTTAATTAGAACAAGTAACCGTCCAGAAAATTTTAAGTGTTGTATAAACAGTGTTTTAGATCAGAAATATAAAAACTATAAGATTTTTGTTTGTCATGATAAAATAGAATCATTGAATTATCTGAATAAGTATAAAGATAATGATAAAATAGAATATTTCCCTGTTTTTACGGAGAGTAAAGAAAAATACAAGTTTAATCTTTATTGTAATCAGTTGTTGAATAAAGTTGGAGAAGGATATGTGGTATTCCTAGATGATGATGATATGTTTTGCCATAATCAAGTATTCAATATTTTGAACTATTGTATGGATGATGAAACACTAATAATATGGAAATTTTTTAGACCAGATAAAATAATTTATCCTTCATCGATGAAAACTATTCATTTAGGAGAAATAGCAAGTTGTGGTTTTTCAAGCAATATAAAAAACTATAAAAATTGTGAATGGCGGGATAAAAAAAATGGGGATTTTTATTTCTTAAAAGAAGTTTTAAAAAAAAATCAGTTAAAAATAAAAATATTGAATAAAATATTAACAAAAACACAATTTTTTGATAAAATGTGTGGGCAAAATAATTTTTTTTGAATTTTTTAAAAAAAAAATATAAATACAATGGAGTATACAATAGATAATTTCGATTGGGAATTTTATATAAATGAGTATAAAGACCTTAGAGATGCTGGAATTTTAACAAAAGAAAAAGCATGGTTACATTGGTGTAACTATGGATGTAAAGAGAACAGAATAAATAGAAAAATAAACAATGATACTATAAAATATAAAGAACCCCATACTATTAAAAATATAATTATAAGTAGTACACAATATCCGGGATACGGAGGAGCGGCTACAAATGCATATGAATTAATAAAATTTTTTAGAAAAAAAGGATATAATGTATGTGGAGTATTTTTTGATAATAATTTGGTGGAAAATTTTGATCCTGACAACATAGGAGGAATTTATATGTATACATATAAACATGAATATGAAAACATAAGAAATGATGTGTTTAAATATTTTAACGGTACCCCTGAAATTTGTTTGGCAAAAAATTATTTGGCTCCACAATTATGCAAAAAAATATTCGGTTGTTATACAGTATATTTGGTTTCAGGGATAAATCATTTTAGATTATTTTTTTCAGATAAATCAGGTCAAGAAGTATTAGATGAAAATTTTAAAATAGATTCAACTTGGATTAATAAAAATGAAGTAATAACTAATACAATGGCAGATAAATTAATTTGTAATAGTAAAATCACTAAGGATATATTTAAAAAGATATATCCACAACTTGAAGACAAACTAGGACCTGTTGTAGATACAACATGTATCAGTCGTAAAGTTGAAACATCATACAATAAAACTTATGATATTGCAATTGTTTGTAGTATTTTAACAAGAAAAGATAAAAACAATGAGTTTTTAATTAATATACTAAAAAACCCTATTTTTAATAAATATAAAAAAATAATTGTAGGAAAAAATAATGAGGATTTTTTAGAAATCCCTAATACATTTTGTACTGGTATATTGTCACATCATGATGCTATTAAAGTAATGAGTCATAGTAAAATATTATTATTTCCATCATTGTTTGATTCTAACTCAAATACTGTTAGAGAAGCATATTATCATAAATGTTTACCATTAATAACAAAAAATATAGGATTTTATGAACTATTCCCTGAGTTTTTAATTTGTAATTCATATACAGATGAAGAATGGATATCAAAAATTTTAAATATTTTGGTTAATTATGATAAATTAAAAAATGTTATGATTAATTATTGTAAAAATATTAATATTAAAAATTTAATTAAATAAAATTAATTGTATTATAAAATATAGTATATATATTTAATAATGATAATTTTTGGATTAAAACATATAAATTATATGTTAAAAAACAATTTAATTGTTGATGATATTATTAATAAAATAGGAACACCTATAACTATTAATTATTACAATTCAAATAGTATTAAAAAAGTAAATTATATATTTAATACTACTTGTTCAAATTACAGATTTAATTTTAATAATAAAACTAATATCTACAATGAAAATATATATTTAGAATATAATAATAATCCTTACAATTATATAGTAAAATTTAATTATTTACAAGAAAATGAACTAACGAATATTAATGAAGTAAAAAATATAATAATTAGAAATTCAAATAATATTATAACAGAAGATATAATTCTAAATATTATATCATGGCAATTTGGAATGTTTCAAGAAGACTATCCTAAAAATCTAAATTCTACAACTAAAGGGTTTTGGAGTAAAAGAGAATGTAATTTTTTAACACAATATAATGGAACTGCAA